TGGGAAACTAACAGAAATTAAAGAGGAAAAAATTGGACTTCCTACTGGATACGGAGATAGAGCTAAAGGCAAAGCAAGTATGCTTAATTATGTCAAAGTATTTGAACACTTTGGCTTTGTAGAAAACAAGCCCGTAAAAGCTGGTGGGGGCAAGCTTATTGATATCTACGAATTTACTCCTTTAATGGACGGAATTATTGACCAAGTTAAAACTGGTCAGTCCGCTGATGAAGCGTTGGAGTCTGCTGTTCCTTCTTTTCGGCGTACTCCTGTAAAAGCCATTGCAGGAAAAAGAAAAGTAGGCCAAGCAAGTGCGGCTGTACTTGAAGACATGCCTGATACTGATTTAGCTAAAGACGCACAGAAGTTTCTTGAGGACAAGGGAAGACTACCACCACCGCCTCAACCAGCGCCAGAAACAATAACTGCTCGTGAGGCTAAAGAACTTATTATTAATAATCCTAGAAAACAAGCAGAGCTAGAACAAAATCGTTCTGCCGCAGAAAAAAAAGCAACCTCTCGACTTGTAGACACACCATTAAGCAAGGTTGAGGGAGTTGCCGGTAGACTTAGTAAGGCTGACCCTAGTGCAATGGAAAAAATAGGGCGGTTTCTAGGTAAGAATATTGTAAAAGGCGGCGCACCTATTTTACTTGGTGGGCTAGTGGGGCTTGCAGCAAAGGGAGCAGAAGCTCTTGATTACGCTACAAGTGCTTCACCAACAGGTCGTGATCCAGAAAGTCTGTCAACAAAGCAGCTACAAGAGTTGTTGGCGTCAACTGAAGGAGGTGGTCTAACGGACGAACAGCGCCTAGCTACAGCAGAAATGCCGCCTGAAGCTAGACAAGCTGAGTATTTAACAGAACAATTGGCTGAAAGAGCAAGGCCAATGGAGCAAGGCGCTGCTATGCAAGAAGACATACAGCGCAGCACTAGGTTTCAAGACGAAATGAAACGATTAATGCAACAACAACAACAAAAACAAGGAACAGCGCAATGAAACAGCTACTAAAATCAACGGGAACCTTTACGATTCCAATGGGTCCAGTGCAGGGCTACATGAACGAAACCCCTGATGGCCCAGCCAAGCGGGAAAAGCTTAACCCCTTTACGAGCGCGGACTTTGGCAACGGTATTGAGTCAGCGCCAAGCGTTAGTGGTAAAATGAGTGACTCTGGTATTTTTAAAATGGCGGATGAGCGAGACTACTAAGTCTCTGTAGTTTAATATGGGATTTCTCGATACAAATACCGACGTTAGCTCTAGTTCTGATACAGACTTGGCTATTGATGTACGCATGGAAGATGGTCCTTCATCAAGTTCCTTTAGTGGACTTGTGGGGCACATCCGTGCCAAATTTCAAAGAGCAGAGGATGGTCGCTACTCTGATGAACAGAGATGGCTAAAGGCGTACAAAAACTATCGAGGGCTGTCTGACAGTCAAAATCCAGACCAACTCAGGGATTCAGAACGATCCCGTGTCTTCATTAAGATTACTAAGGTAAAGGTTCTTGCAGCAGCGGGTCAAATTGGTGACATCTTGTTTGCCAATAAAAAGTTTCCCATTGTAGTTGAGTCCACACCTAATCCTGAAGGTATCCCTGAGTTTGCTCATTTAAAGTCCCCCCAAGAAACCCAACAAGAAAGCCCGTTTGGTTTTCCTGACGATGGAAAAGAACTGCTTCCCGGTGCTAAAGAGGCAACGTCTAGGCTTACTGAAAACCCAATCACACGCAACCTTGGGCACGAATACGACAGTGAAAATCTTGTTGCTGGCCCCGGTAGAATGGGTCAGCCTCAGATTAAACCTGCTGCTCTTGCTGCTGCTAACATGGAAAAAACAATCCATGACCAGCTTCTAGACACTTCAGCCGTTAAGAAACTACGCAAGTCTATCTTTGAATCCTGCTTGCTTGGCACAGGTATCATTAAAGGCCCGTTCACATACGATAAGACTATTCCACGGTGGCGGCGCAATGAAGAAGGAGAAAGAGAGTACGCTCCTATTCACAAATCTAAGCCCAACATTGACCACATCTCATGTTGGAATTTCTACCCTGATCCTAATGCTTCCGGCGTAGATGAAGCAGAGTATGTCATTGAACGTCACAAGCTTAATCGGCAACAGCTAAGAAAACTAAAAGATGAGCCGTATTTTAATAATGAAGCTATTGAAGAACTTTTAGAGGATGGCCCTAACTATGACGAAAAATATTTTGAGAGTCAGCTACAATCTGACCAAAACGACCCTATCTATTCTGAGTCGCGGTTTGAAGTACTTGAGTACTGGGGTACTCTGGACTCTGCAATGGCTTCTGAGGCGGGTCTTGAAACCTTCAGCGAGATGGATAGCCTCAAGTCTTATCAAGTAAACGCATGGATTTCTGGGAGTAGAGTACTGCGTTTGGTTATCAATCCTTTTACACCAGAGCGCATTCCTTATCAAGTATTTCCTTACGAGGTAAACCCGTACCAAATGTTTGGTGTGGGCATTGCTGAGAACATGGAAGATGCACAGCTTCTAATGAACGGCCACATTCGCATGGCAATCGACAATCTTGCCCTTGCTGGTAATGTAGTGTTTGACATTGACGAAGCTATGCTGGTCCCCGGCCAGAACTACGACATCTATCCCGGTAAGGTGTTCCGTCGTCAGTCGGGTGTTAGTGGCACTGCAATTAACGCCATTAACTTTCCTAACACTGCACCAGCCAATGCTCAGATGTACGACAAGGCACGGCAGCTTGCAGATGAAGAAACAGGCATCCCTAGCATTGCACACGGCCAAACAGGCGTAAGCGGCACAGGGCGCACTGCTTCTGGGCTGTCCATGCTAATGAGTTCATCCACGCTGGCTATTAAGTCCGTTGTTAAGAACATCGATGACTACCTGCTAAAGCCAATGGGCGAGTCATACTTCCAGTGGAACATGCAGTTTAACGAAGAACAGCCCGAAATTGAAGGTGATCTTGAGATTAAGCCAAGAGGCACCTCTGCTGTTATGCAGAAAGAAGTCCGCACACAACGTCTTGTTACGTTGCTCCAGACAGTTGCTAACCCAATGTTGGCACCGTTTGTTAAGATTCCAAATCTTATTCGTGAACTTGCTATCTCGCAAGACATTGATCCGAATGAGCTAGTTAATGATGTTAATGAAGCTGCTATTTTTGCAGATGTATTGAGAGGTTTGAGTGAGCAACAACAACCAGCCGAGAACGGCGTTCCACAAGCTGGGGGCGCTCCTCAACAGCCCGGAGGCATGGGCGGCGCTGGAGGAGTACCTGTTGGAGCAAACCCAGCAGATGTCTCGGGCGTTGGTGGCGGAAACATCGGAGTTGGAAGTACGCCGCTTGCAGGGGAAGCTGGCTTTACTGGCAACCCTTCTGAAATTGCCTAGTAGCTACGAGGATATGAAAAGGAATAAATAATGTCGTTTTTGGATGACCAAGCAACAGGCCAAATTGGCATTGGAGAAAAAGCTAGTCTTAGTACGCTAACTCGTCGTAGGCGTAAGCGTAAGAAGGGCCAAGCACCAACTGGTTCAGAAACCTACTCTTTGATGCCACAGAACGAGTTTTCTAACATTGTTAGTTCTCCAACAGACATTCAACAAGTTGGTATTGGAAACTTGCTGCAAGCGCAGGGTAGTTCTGCTGGTAAAGTTCCGAATGTCTTTGAAGAGTACAAGAGTGCTGCACCTATTGGGTCAACCATAGACGCCATCTACCCTCAACCAGAAGACGACGAAGAAGATGACGATGATGACGAAGGCACCACTGATAAATTGCCAATAGAAATTCCATCTCATGATAGTGGCATTTTTGACCCGGAGAGCGGCAATTTTCAAACTGAAGGTAGGACTATAACAAATGCAGATGGCACTAAGTACACCCTAGCTCCCCGCGCAACTGGAAAAACTTTTAAAGAAGACCGGGAAAATTTGGTACGTAGTATGCAAAAACTTATTCCGGGCGGGAAGACTGGATACGAAGGTGACAGGACATTTAATCAAAATGCTGGTGATCCATCAACGTGGAGCAGTAATACAGCACTTACAGATACTGATACTAGGGCATATAATGAATACAGTAGGGGAATAGGAGTCTACGGCTCGGAATCGGTGGGTGCAGGAACTGGTGGTAGTGGTGGTTCTACTAATATGACTGTTGCTGACATAGCTGCAATGAATGCGGCTATCTCAGCTAGCGGCGGGCTTCCTTCATCCGGCGGTTCTGGAGTGGGCGGCCTTCCCCCCGGTGTTGGTGGTAACTGGGGTGGTGGTGCTGGTGGTGGTGATGTTGCTCCTGCACCAGAGGGCGCACCCGCGCCGGGTGAAGCGCCCGGAGACACTGGATGGGGTATTTTTGCATCCGGCGGCACCGTAACTAAATCCAAAGCCAAGAACAAAAACTCCTTCATGTCCATGAAAGGCAAGTAGATGCTACCAGATTATCTAAACAGCTACGATCCGCTTAAAGAACGCTTGAGTGGTAGTAACGAAAAAAACCAAGAGAAAATTAAGGATGCCTTGCAGCAAATCCTTAGTGGCAGAGCGGGTAACCCCGAGTTTGGTGCTGTTCATGGTAGTGCAGAACACATTGCACTTAGAATGCTGGGTGGCAATACAGGTCGATTTGCTGGCAATTACGTCCTTAAAAACTACGACGAACTTGATCCGATGGTTAAGGATATTGTTGGAGCTATTGACCCAAAAATGGGAAGTTATGGTTCTTCTGATTCTTTTGCAGGGGACTTTAAGGCTGGTTCTGCC